GATTATCTTTGGCGGCAGCTGCTTATACACGTCGGTCTTACGCCGCTGAATCATGCGAGACAGCAGGTCACGCCGCAAGAGCGTTACGTTACGCGCACCAACCGGGATTGTGCCTGAGCCTATTGTTCCATCGTATTGTACGTACATGGCGTAGAACCGCCAGTATGAAGAGTATCGCGCAGGGTCAAGCAGGTTCAGCAAAGTCCACAGCTCCCCTGGGTTATTGCCAAAGGGTGTACCTGTGAGCAAAGCCATACGCTTGACGCGCAACTGCTTGAGCAGGTCAAAGGTTTTGGTGGTGCGATTCTTGGCGTTTTGTGCTTCGTCGACCACCAGCCAGTCCCAGTGCTGTTCCATGCACCACGACGTTTGACGGAACAACTCATAGTTAATCACATACCAGCCAAAGCAATCACCCAGCTCTTTGCGATTCTTGCTACTGATAACCATGACTGGTTCTGTGGGATATTGCGTCCACTTGGCTTTCTCGCTGGCCCAGTGACGTTTAAGACTATTAGGGCAAACAATCAAGACACTGCTGTGCACTGTCATTTCCACGGCGGTTATGGTTTGCGCGGTCTTGCCAAGGCCGGGCTCGTCACAAACCAGAGAGCGCCCAACACGTGCAATGAAGTTTGCCCCCACCCTTTGGTAAGGATAAAGTATCTTACTGTTATTGTGCGGTATTGTTACGTCGGCTGGTTCCTGTAGCACCGCCCTTTCCTGCTCGGCCTTGCGCTCTTCCGCGTACCATTCAAGTACGGTGTCGTCTCCTGTGTTGCCTGTCTTCAAGCGCAGCAACTCATACAGCCTGGGGTCGGCTGGCAGGAGTGTCCTGCCAGCCTTTCGTTGAATCCCAGGGAAGTCAAAGGGCAACACGCCACGCAGCATGGTCTGTTCAGCGCCAGACAACACCAGCTTGCCGATGTAACGGCCAGTAGGTGGTAGGTACTTCATCGTTACTCCCTGACCCCTTGGCTCAAACAGTATGCGTACGCATGTTTAGCTGCGTCCTTCTCATGTTCTGTCTTTAACTTTCTAAGTTCTTTAGCGGCGTGTACTGGCATTTGAAGTTTTGTACCGATGTTCGCCGCCTGTTCAATCACAGGCATACCCTTGCGCTCGGCTATCTCCCTTACCGCACCCAGCACTTGGGGCGCTACCATCGTGGAGAACGCCTGTGTTCTGGCCATCTGCGGGTACAGACGGAACTGCTCTGCTACAATCACGTCAGGCTGATGCTCGTCCAGCATACATTCAAAGCCACGCCACAGTGATATAGTCCTGTGGTCTATGATAGTAAACGTATCCATATGTCCGTCCACGGTACACACCACGACACCACTTGATTCACCTGGGTCAATGGAAATGATTTTCATGGGGTTGTTCTACGTCCTTTCATTGAAAGTGCCTTACAAAAGATATGTTTCACCTCCGTTGTTATCCTCTCTTGTGCGTTGTAGCAACCGTGTAAGTGCAGCTTGGTACTTCCTGCGGTTTCGCCAACATACTCCCAGTTATCTGCTTTGTAAAGAGCGCCAGTCCTATTCGGTCCGAACACAAAAGTCTCAAAGCCAAGCACAGAACTTGCATATTTTTCTTCCCAGTCTTTCACTACAGTGTTGCGCCAAAGCTTGAGCACTCTCGTCCCCAAATTCTTCTCGGTTATTTCAAGGCGAAACACAACGTTGTTTACTATCTGTCCTATCTTTTCAATGCGATTGTCTTTGGTAATGTCAAAGAAATCGTCCCTGGGTTTACAAGCCCAGACAGCGCTTGCTCCCGATATTATCCCAACGACTACGTCATTGTACAGAACTAGATAATGCAATTGTCTACCGATGCACCCGTGGTTAGCAACATAGTGTCTGTTTCGGATTTCTACATATCGTGGGTCTGTGCGCTTGCACAAAATTAACCGTATCACTCTACGTGCCCCCAGTCTTTGCCAATGCCGCCCGATGCAGTGAACGGAATTTTATCTCCGAACAACTCTTTACCAGTGCTTTGCATTATCTCAATCATCCTTGCGTGTGCGTCGTAGGCAATCGAGTCTTCTACTTCGCACGTGATGGAGTCGTGCACCGAGATTAGCGGGCGCAGTCCTTCCCTGTCTAATGCGATGAACGACATTGTTGTTATGTCGCTGGCCATTGATTGCGGTATCATGTTAATGGCTTGTCGGTAAACTTCCTGCTGTCCTGCGCGGTCTCCTGGGATAACAGGGAACCTGCGCCGTCTGCCAAGCGGAGACTCAACATAGTGCTGGGCGTGAACAGTGTCCTTCACTTCCTGCATCCACGCGGTTACCCGCGGCATACGCCCAAAGAACAGCGTCTGGATTCTTTGTGCTTCTTCTTGACTCATTTCTACTAAACCATCGTTGGCTATGGCCATTACCGAGCGTCCGTACATCAGCTTTACTTGGACTATCCCTTAGCGTGCTTTAGCACGCTCCCGCCGTATTGACCAGCGCAGCAACTGCGCCAGCCCCCAGCAGCAACTGTTCTAGTTGCTCTGTAAGTCTCTGAACCATTTGCAGCAATCCCTCACTGCTCTGGCTGCGGATTACCTTTCGGCTTCCCGACAATTGAGCGGGTTTTACTTCGGCCTGACTTTTGGGTTGACCGAAGTTCAATCTCTTGGCTAGACTTCTTTGGTCCGGTGTGTAGTCTTCTCCGAACAGTACTTCTGCCATAGCGCCGTGTAAGTCTATACCACGCCTGTAGCAGTCAAGCAAGAACTCGTCATCTGTCAGCCAGGCGATACACCTCAGCTCCAGCTGGCTATAGTCAGCGTAGAGCAAGGAACAGCCTGGTGCGGCTACGAACAGTCCTTTGATGTCTTTTGCTGTCCTGGGCATGTTTTGTAAATTCCTTAATACCTCACATTGCTGTGAGGAGTAGACTATATCATCAGCCAAGCTGTTTACTTGGTTGCTCCGCGCTTCGAGCCTTTGCTTTGGCCCTACTCCCTTTCGGGATAGTCGTTGCTCTTTCCGCAGCGTGCAAACGAGAGTGTTCACCACTGGTCAGCAAAACCAGGTTACTGATGTCATTGTTCAAAGGATTGTGGTCTATGTGGTGCACAGCATACCCAGCGGGTATCTCTGTAATGCCAAGGTGTTCACACATAACAACAGAGTGCTTGAACACATGCTTGGAATTACGGCGTCCCGTATACCAGGCGGGCTTTAACACCATAAGATAGCCTTTGTTGTCACTAACGTCTCCAACAAACCCATGGTGTTGTTCGCCACATTTGCCAAACATTGGGTTTAACTCTCCCTGCTTTGACCTGGCGTAGCTCTTAGATTTTCTTTCTAAACGCTCAGCCTTGTCAAAGATGGCATGAAACCTATTATACACAGGCTTATAGCCAATCTCTAGAGTCTCTGCTATCTGCTCCAGGGTTAAATCCGTTGTTCGTAACAAGGAATCAATCCTTCTACGTAACGATGCAGTTACAATCGTTCGCGTTGCTTTTTCCATTATGTACCTCCAAGGGTCCACATGGCTGCGGCTTAGGTCAGGGTTGCCCACGTGGGGTTTTCCCTGAGTTCACGGAGTTTGCTATATTGATTGCTCAATAAAGGCCCTATACAATAAGGCGAAGATGAAAGCCTGCCTGTTGTAGTTCCATGCAGTAAATACGATGTATGTATCCTGCCGTCGGCACCGACTTTCTCTGCCAGCCCTTTGACATACCGTGTATACAACGTGTTTACAGCACGGTACTCTATCAGCTTATCCACAATGGGATAGCCACGGCGCTTTATCAACACCCCCTTGGTGTCCGTAGAACCTTCCATGCCTTCCACTGGAGGCACAGCGCAGACCCTGTACAAGATGTTGGATGTCTGCGCAGGAGAGCGGGGGTTAAACCTGAGTCCTGCAATCTCGTGCAGCTCTTGTTCCAAGTCGCGTGCGCTTTGCTCGTAGACTGGCAGCAGCTCTTGCTGGCTTTCCATGTCGAACGTTACCCCGCGCACTTCTGCGTTGCTGTACGCTTCCGCCGCTGGAACCATCACGTTCAGCATCACGTCAAGCAACTTTGGGTACTTGCGCAGTTTGCCAGACAGGTGCCTGGTCAACCGTGCCGTCCAGTACCCGTCAAGTGCAGCGTACTTGTACAGCAATTCTTTCGGTATGTCGTCGTAGTTATCGGACTTGAGCAGCTTCAACTGCGACTTTAACTCTGACTCCCAGTCAGGTGCGCCGAAGGTCGTGGCACATATTTCTTTAAGTCCGTGCACGCCACCGCGTTCATCGAGAAGGTAGTGGGCAAGCATGGAATCAAACGAGAAATGCACAGGCACACCAAGTTCATACAGCATAAAATTGCGGTCAAACTTTGCGTTGTGTCCGGACCACTTGGCCTTGCATTCCCCCAGGGAGCGCCTGAATCCTGCAAGCGCAGACACCGCTTCTGGTAAGATAAAGACCTCACGCTCCGTTGCCATTACATAGCAAATAATGTGGTCTCTAGTAAAGTCCAGTCCTGTTGTTTCCAGGTCAAGCACAGCAAATGGCGCTGATTCCATCACAGCCAGAACTTTGGCGTAATCTGTAGTTACTTCGAAGGGTATATCGTCTGGTACTGTGCTTTCCGGTGTATCCACGCAGGCTATAGCTCTGCGTATGTCCGAAACAAAATCTTGAAAATACTTGATTGTCCTCAGCACTGCCGCTGGGTGGTACGTCGGCATCAACAGTGAGCCTTCGAACGACACCAGCCTGCCGCGCAGTTTGGTAATACCCAGCGCCCCACCGAGCAGCGCCTTGGTCGGGGTGTTACCAAATGTTATGATTACCTTTGGCTTCAACACATGAATTGTGTCGAGCAGCCTATTCTTGCAGCACTGCGCTGCTTTTGTCACCTGTGTCTTGGACTCTGGCGCGAACGGGTCAAAGCAAACTGCCGCGTTCGTTATCCAGTAGGTCTTGTCCTTCAAGACTGGGTCGGTGACACGGGTCAGTAATTTCACGCTCCTCCCTATGAACGGTCTGCCCTGAGCAGCTTCTTGTTTACCTGGGCATTCCCCGATAAACAGGATGTCCACAGTGCCATCACCGTTGAGCTTGCCCCTGTCTGGAACAAGTGTCTCTGCGACGAAAGGACATTGTTCACACTGTGCATTTGGTAGTTTAGACATTGTTCAATTTATCAACTTCCTTCCTTAATGTAACTGCAAACGGCCCAAGCCATTTGGTGGCGTCCCAGTACCCGTTTGTTTCGCTGTCTTCTCCTAGCATACTGTGAAAACGCTCTTCCCACCATGCCGTTTCAAGCCAGCGCAGTTCGTTGTTAATTACCTTAGGCAAGAATAAGAAACCATGGCATATTCTTATATCGCCATTCTGTGGGGCGTCTGATATTTTAAGTTTAATTCGCATCTTCTTGTCGTCCTTCTTCACCTAGCCCAATCCAGTGTTCAATCCGCCGCCGCGCTATCTCGTGATAATCCGCGTCAAGCTCGATGCCGATGAACCCGAACCCTTCCAGCCCAGCAGCGATGCCCGTCGAACCACTGCCCATAAACGGGTCGAGTACCACGCCGCCAGTAGGCGTCTTGGTCAAGCGGCAGAGGTAGCGCATCAAGGCGATGGGCTTGACGGTGCTATGAAAATTAGTTGCTTGGCTCCATTCGTCTGCGTTTCTTATTTTCAACAGCG